CAGTCTTTAACACAAAAGAGAAATGAAAGCAACACTTGAATACAACCTACCTGATGAGCAAGAGGAGTTCCAAGATGCAGTCAATGGAGCTAAATGGAAGTACGCTATGTGGGTAATGGATAACGAGCTGCGAGCTTTGACCAAGTACGCTCCTGATTCAATGCCTGATATGGAACACGAAACGTATGAGAAGATTCGCAACACCCTACACCGCATCCTAAACGAAAACGAACTACACCTATGAGAGAACAATTTATGCGGATTGCTATGGCACGTTTGCGTAGCATCTACCCTTTCAAACCCCAACGGCAAGCAGTCGCAGCCCGTATGTGGGTAAAGTATTTAGACCGCAAAGCGATGGCGCAATGGTTCAAAGACCAAGAGGCTAATTTATGATTAGACCCTTTGTGCTTGCCTTCCACAAGCAGAACTCGGGTGTATCACACCACAGGACATTTGCACCCTTGATATGCCACAAGGATGCCGATGTCTTTTTTATTGAGAAGATAACGGACATTGACCCCGAGATGTGGCCTAAAGTCACTCACATCTTTGCAAGCCGTGCATTCCCTGTTGAGCCGTTTGATGACTTTGTAAAGCTCTGCCGTAAGGAAGGCATCAAGCTAATCGTTGATAACGATGATTGGTGGGTGCTGCCCCCTACGCATCCCCTGCAAGGCTTGTACGTTCAACAGATGAGGGAGCGTATCGTGCGCTCTATGAAAGCAGCGGATGAGGTTTGGGTGACCAACAAGCACCTTGCCTCAAAGGTCAAGAAGTACAATAGCAACATCCGAATCATCCCCAATGCCATCAGCGTACCGACTTGGCAGGTAGAGAGAGAGCCAAGCGAAGAAGTACGCTTCGGGTATATCGGAGGCAACCACCACGCAGCAGACGTAAGAGAGTCCACAATCAACCTTGAGGGCTATCAAGGGTATGTCGCAGAGGTAGATGGCTACCCCGATATTATGAGGGCAAGCCATAGGCTGCCCACTATGCCACCAACACACTACCATAAACTCTATGAGTTCTTTGATGTCAGCCTCGTACCGCTTACGACATCTGAGTTTGCCAAGTGCAAGTCGCACCTAAAGATGCTTGAGGCAGGGTTTAGCAAATGCGCTTTGATAGTAAGCAACACGCAACCCTATTCACCCTACATCACGAAGGATAACTGCATTGCCATCAAGCACCCAAGCGAATGGGCAGGAGCAATCAAGAGGCTAAAAGAAAACCCCAACCAAGTGGCTGACCTAACGGAATCGTTATATGAGTATGTGCAGGACTTCACGATGGATAAAATAAACGAACTACGATGCTTTATATAGTCACTCCCTGCTCACGCCCTCATAACCTTGTGAGGCTAAAACAACATATCCCTGCCTATGCAACGTGGGTGGTGATGATAGACGCAAATTGCGACTTCAAGGGAGCAACAGGCGCATCAATCACACACTACTCCACACGCACAGGTACCGCAGGCCACCCCCTCCGCAATGAGTTCCTTGAGTTGTATGCTGATTCCTTTACCAAAGAGGATTGGGTGTACTTCTTGGATGATGACAACATCTTGCACCCAAAGTTCCTTGAGGAGTGGAGCAACTTGCATTCCCTTGATTGCTCTATCGTAACGTGGGGGCAAGTAGGTAGGCTACGCCCTACCGACCAACCAAGAGTCGGCAACATAGACACCGCCTGCTATATGTTCAAGCCATACGACCTGCCCAACCTGCGCTTTGAAATGACGTATGAGGCAGATGGCACGTTTGCACAAGCAGCATCCGAGCAAGGAACACTTATCTGCGTGGAGCAGTACCTTTGTTATTACAACGCCCTAAAATGAAAACGAGCAAACAAATAGACGGGTGGTTTAACCACCAAGCAGCATACGACTACCTCCTTGCCAATATGCCCGAAGACGGCACATTCGTAGAGTTGGGTGCGTGGCTCGGTAAGTCATCAGCCTACCTATGCGACAAAGCAACATCCCAAGAAATCACAATCATAGATTCCTTCAAAGGAACGGCAGAGTACATAGACTCCTACTACAAGCTCGCCAAGACCAACGACATCTACGAGCTGTTCTTGGAGAATATGGGTGAGCGTAAGTTCAAGGCCATCAAAGCAACATCCAAAGCAGCAGCACGCAAGTTCAAAGCCGAGTCATTGGATGTTGTATTCATAGACCTTGACCACTCATACGAGGCCGTTAAAGAAGACATCAAGCTATGGCTACCCAAAGTAAAGAAGGGAGGCTTCATCGCAGGAGATGACTACCACGAGAATTGGAAGGGAGTAATCCAAGCGGTAGATGAACTGCTGCCTCGTGCTACGTTCATAGATGACTGTTGGATTTACCAAAGGTGAAGAACCATACAAAGGTCTATCTCAAAGGGATGGGCTACTCCACAACTGACTTTATACCTTGCGAAGTCTGTGGAGGTGTTGGGCAGGACATTCACCACATAGAATCACGCGGAATGGGTGGAAGCAAAATTGCTGATACGATAGAAAACCTGATGGCTCTATGCCGTAATTGCCATACAGAATATGGGGATAAGAAGCAGCACAAAGAGATGCTAACCGCAACACACAACCACCACCTATCAAAAAGAGTTATTTAGTTATGCAAAGAGCAGCAATCGGTACAATCATACCAAACCCCGTAAACCCAAGAATCATAAAGGATGACAAGTTCAAGAAGCTTGTAAAGTCCATACAGGACTTCCCACAGATGCTTGAGCTGCGCCCAATCGTAGTAGATGGCAATATGGTAGTGCTTGGCGGGAATATGCGCTTAAAGGCGTGTATTGCAGCAGGGCTTAAAGAAGTGCCTATCATCGTGGCAGACCAACTGACCGATGCGCAGAAGTCGGAGTTTATCATTAAGGATAACGTAGGCTTCGGAGAATGGGATTGGGACTTGCTTGCTAACCAATGGGATGTGGAGGCATTAGAAGATTGGGGGCTTGAGCTGCCCTTTGACAATACCCCTGTGCTTGAAGCGGAGGAGGATGACTACGAAGCACCATCCGAAATAAAGACAGACATAGTTTTAGGGGACTTAATAGAGATAGGCAACCACCGTCTGCTATGTGGGGACTCTACCGATAGCGATGCAGTCGCAAGGCTTATGGATGGGCAGAAGGCTGATATGGTATTCACAGACCCTCCTTATGGAATGAAGTTAAATGCTGACTACTCTGATATGGGTGGTAAAAATTCTATGACTAAAAAATCAGGTAATAAATACGACCAAGTCATTGGCGATAACGATGATTTTACAGAAGAATTAATCAACACAATATTTGCTTGCTTTGATTATTGCAATGAGATTTTTATTTGGGGAGCAGATTATTTTGCAGAACTAATACCAAACAAGAATAATGGTAGTTGGATTGTATGGGACAAAAGAGCAAATGGCAATGATGACATAGCGGAGGACAAAAGTTCTGATAAGATGTATGGTAGCACTTTTGAATTATGTTGGTCTAAGAATAAACACAAGAGAGATATTGCAAGGGTTAAATGGGCAGGAATTTTTGGTATGTCGTCTCAAGACACTAAAGGCAGAGTACACCCAACGCAAAAACCTATTGAGTTAGCTAATTGGTTCTTTAATAAATGGGGTAAGGATAATGACTTAGTCGCTGATTTATATTTAGGTAGCGGCTCTACTATGGTAGCAGCACACCAACTCAACCGCAAGTGCTATGGTATGGAACTTGACCCGAAGTATTGCCAAGTCATAATAGACCGAATGCACAAGCTCGACCCTTCCCTTGAAATCAAAATTAACGGCAAGCCTTATGACAAGTAGTGACATCCATAAAAAGGCAATGCTTGATGCGTTAGAGAAATCTTTAGGGGTTGTGACCTCCGCTTGCAAGAGCGTTGACATCGCACGGCAAACGCATTACCGATGGCTGCAAGAGGATAAAGAATACAAAGCAGCAGTCGATGAACTATCAGACGTAGCCATTGACTTTGCAGAAAGCCAACTGCACAAGCAGATAAAGGAGGGCAACTCCACCGCTACTATCTTCTTTCTAAAGACCAAAGGCAAGAAGCGTGGGTACGTGGAACGCCAAGAGGTAGACGTATCTTCGGGCAAGCTATTTCAAATTGAGGTGCTTGGCGAAGATTCAGACCAATAAAGTTTATAACCACCTAAAGCGCAGCGACAAAAAGATAGTCGTTGAGCAGGGCGGTACTCGTAGCGGAAAGACCTACAACATCCTGCTATGGGTCATTTTCTATTATAGCACACGAGAAACTAATAAGACCATCACCATCTGCCGTAAGACGTTCCCTTCGCTGCGTGCTTCGGTGATGCGTGACTTCTTTGAGATACTACGCAACCACGACCTGTACAGTGAAAGCTACCACAACAGGTCAAGCCACGAGTACTATCTGAATGGCAACCTTGTGGAGTTCATAAGCCTTGACCAACCGCAAAAGATACGGGGGCGTAAGCGTGACCTACTTTACATCAACGAAGCCAACGAGCTGACCTACGAGGATTGGCAGCAGCTCATCCTGCGTACCGAAGGCAGGGCAATCCTTGACTACAACCCTTCGGATGCGTTCCATTGGATTTACGATAAGGTGGTAACCCGTGATGACTGCGAGTTCCATCAGACCACCTACCTTGATAACCCGTTCCTTGATAGCAGCATCCGAAATGAAATAGAACGCTTGCGTGATACCGATAGCGACTATTGGAGAATCTACGGATTAGGAGAACGTGGTATGAGCAGAGCCACCATCTTCCAATACGGGCAGGCAGAGATACCAACGGATGCCACGCTACTATGTCACGGGATGGACTTCGGGTACACGAATGACCCAACCGCACTTGTGGCAGTTTACAAGTCGGGGGACAATCTTTATGTGGATGAGCTTATCTACCGCACGGGTATGACCAACCCCGACATCAGTAACGTATTGAAGTCCCTAAACCTTGATAGGCGCACAGAGGTGTTTGCTGACTCTGCTGAACCTAAAAGCATCGAGGAGCTGCATCGTATGGGATGGAACGTGAAACCCACGCAGAAGGGCGCAGATAGCGTTATAGTGGGCATTGACGTACTGAAGCGACACAAGCTATTCGTAACCCCACGAAGCAGCAACCTAATCAAGGAACTTCAGAACTACAAATGGGTAGAGGACAAGAACGGCAACCTGCTCAACAAACCGATAGACGCATTCAACCACGCCATAGATGCGCTGCGCTATGCGACCTACAACAAGTTGAGCAGACCTAACTTTGGCAGGTATGCCATACGCTAAAACTAAAAGGTTATTTTAATAATGGAACTAAAGGTAATTGTACCCACCTCCCTGTCGGAGATAACGCTTGACCAATACCAACGCTTTGCGAGGCTTGAGGGCGATGAGGAGTTCTTGACCCACAAGATGCTTGAGATATTCTGCGGAGTGCCTCTTGCTGACTTGCCAAATGTAAAGTTCGCAAGCGTAGCCAATGTGATGCGCCACATCAATACGATGTTCAGCGAGAAGCCAAACCTAAAGACGGAGTTCACGATGGGTGGAGAAACCTATGGGTTCATCCCAAACCTTGAGGACATCACCTTTGGGGAGTATGTGGACTTGGATAATTATATGGGTGACATACAAGAGCTGCACAAAACGATGGCAGTCCTCTACCGACCCATCACCGAGCGCATAGGCAAGCGGTATGCTATTGAGCCATACGAATCAGCATCCAAATACTCCGCATCAATGAAGGATGCGCCAATGGATGTTGTGATGGGAGCATCGGTTTTTTTTTGGCGTTTAGGAAACGAACTACTGCTCGCTACCCTGACCTCTTTGGAGAAGGAGAAAACGAGTACTCCGCAGAGTCCCAATTCGGTAGAAAGTGGGGATGGTATTCTTCCTTCCATCAGCTTGCTCAAGGAGATGTTACAAGATTTGAACGAGTCGGAAGGCTTGGCGTTCACGAAGCCCTTACCTTTCTCGTTTTTGAAAAAGAGCGCATAGACGTTGAACGCAAACAATTAGATAAGATAAAAAAATGAGACAGTTCTACGACATCACCACCAAACTCAAGGACACCCTTGAGGCCAATAGCCAAGTCAACGTGGTAACCACAGGGGATATTTTTGACATAGACCTGAACAAGCAGACCATCTTCCCTTTGTCGCATATCATAATCAACCAAGCAACATTCGAGGGACAAATAGTCCGTATGAACGTGAGCATTGTTTGTATGGACTTGGTAGATGAAACCAAAGAGAACCCACGCTTGCAGGCAGAGCCGTTCTACGGCACGAGCAACGAGCAAAACATACTAAACACCCAACTCGCAGTAATCAACGATGTGGTGACAGAACTACGCAGGGGTACTCTGTACACCGACCTTTATCAGTTGGATGGCACCGCCTCTTGCGTTCCCTTTAGCGAGAGGTTTGAGAACCTGCTTGCAGGGTGGACTGCAACCTTTGACGTGCTGCTTGCAAACACCGAGATAAGCATCTGCTAAAATGGCACGGAAGGAATTGTTGGAAGCGGTGCTTACCAAGTTTGCAAAGTTTGTAATTCAGCAGGCGAGGACTAACCTCACCAAAGGAAAGCACAACTTTGACAAGACCCTTTACAATTCTTTGCAGTATAAACTATTTGTAGGCGAGAACTCGTTTACTCTTGGCATTGAGATGGAGGACTATGGTGACTTCCAAGACAAGGGAGTACGGGGCGCAGGAGGCACGAGAAAGTCCACAAGTCCATTCAACAGGCGAAACAACAAGGGCAAGATATGGAAGCAGAAAGCACCCGATAGCCCATACAGTTACAAGGAGGGCAAGAAGCCATCAGCCAAGCACTTTAAGCGGTGGGCAGAGAGCAAGGGGCTGAATCCTTTTGCGGTGCGTGAGTCGGTATATCGGCAGGGCATCCCTGCTACTAAATTCTTTAGCACTCCCTTTAGGCTTGGGTTTGCCAAGCTACCGCCTGAGCTTATTCAGTCGTTCCAATTAGGCAAAGATGACCTACAAGCATTTACCCGTAAGGACTTAAATATAAAACTATGAGTACACCTACTGCCTCCATTCCCGATAGTATCTCAATGGCTCGAAGCCCGATATTTTTCACGGCTCGTAACAACTCCGTTGCAGGAGATACGCTTGAGTTTATGTCGTTAGATTTACGCATCTATTCGGGTGCGTTCACCACATCGGGAACGGACAATTACGAGCTTGAGAAAAACTACTCAATCAACAACGTAATCAACTTTGAGGTAAGCGACCTAATCCGTTCCGAGTTCTACCATGACTTTAGCGTATGGAACGACATCGGCTTCACGCAGAGCCCGCAGGGCGAGGCATTGTGGGTTTGGGGCTACGGAGATTGGCAGTACAACAACGCAGGAGGTGGTCTTGTATCGGGGCAATGGAATCAGCCCGAAGAAGAAGCACCCGACCAATTTATCACTTTAGATGGGTGGGCTACCCGTGATAACATCGCCCCCGTTGCGGTATCGCAGTTGGTGCTTGCCACAAGCAGAGATAGGCAGGTGCTTGTCGGTAATTACGAATCCCTTGCAATCAACAATAGCGTAGCCAATGACTTGGGCGCAATCCGCATTACTTGGAAAGGTGGAGCCACCGCGTTACTGACAAACACAGGGGGGGGCAGCACAACGCCACCCAACCCATCAAGCAACAACTCGCAAGACCTCGTAATCTATGCAGGCGTAGGTGCTGCTAACCTTGAGAATAATGGTAACCTACCTTCGGAAGTAAAGCCAAGCGCACAGAGCAATGGTGGCGTAGGCAGTTACTACGATGTAATTCTCTTGGATGGCGAGGACTCTCCAAACGAGATAGGGCGAGTTCGCTACTATGTAATCTGCGAACCCAAGTACGACCCTGTGCAGGTGGCCTTTATCAACCGCTTTGGCGTTGCTGACTTCATCACGTTCTTTAAGCGCAGCGATGAGCGTGGCAACTTCACGCAGGACTCCTACCAAAAGAGCATTTACAACGATGGCTTCACCACTCCTTCATTGGAGGTAGGAAAGTACCAATCCTATAACGTCAACTCTCGCAACACCCTAACTCTAAACACGGGCTTTGTTGACCAAGACTACGATGAAACGATTGAGGACATTCTGATGAGCGA